AGCGACCACCAGAGGCACCACCACTTGCACCACCACTTGCACCACCACGTCTCTTAGGAGCTTTTTTAGAGGCTCTGCGTTTGCGGCCGCCTGAAGCGCCGCCGAAAATTTTAGAAATTTTCTTTTCAATGTTTTCGGTTAATTCCATTTTATATATATTATAATAAAATATAAAAATTGAATTTATAATAATTTTTATTATAAAACTATACTAATAATTTTAAATAATAAATGGGAGTACCTGGATTTTTCGCATGGATACATAAAAATTACAAGACAACAAAAATTGTAACTAACGTTAATAATGATAATAAATTACACAATAATGTTTCTAACTTATTTATTGATGCAAATTGCGCTATTCATCCGCAATGTTTTTCAATTTTAGCAGCAAATAAAGATATAAAAAATATTGATAGATTAGAAAATAAAATGATTAATCAAGTTATTCTGTATTTGACTGAAATAATAAATGTCGTTAATCCAGATTCATTAATTTACATCGCAATTGATGGAGTAGCTCCAATGGCAAAAATTAAGCATCAAAGAATTCGTAGATTTAAATCTGTAAGAGATAGTGAAATGAAAAATGATATACGGAGAAAACATAAAGTTCCTGAAGAAAATCTTTGGTCAAATGCTTGTATTACACCGGGAACATTATTTATGGAAAAATTAAATAAAGCAATTATAAATTTTATAAATTTTTCTAAAAATAAGGAAAATAATAAAAGAGTTGTTCTTTTTTCTTCTTCAAATACTCCTGCTGAAGGCGAACATAAAATTTTACAATATATACGTAATAATAAAGGAAATATAAATGGAAATAGTGTTATTTATGGATTAGATGCTGATTTATTATTTTTATCTTTATCAACACAAGAAAAAAACATATATTTAATCCGCGAATCACAAGAATTAGGAAGAGAAGCCGAATCACAAATGAGTGGTAAATTTAATTATGTTAGTATTGATATTTTAAGAGATTGTATTATTCAAGAAATGATATATAGAATAACAGATGAAGGTGATACAAAAATGGAAAATCGTATAATTGATAAAAGTATAAATTTTATCAATGATTTTATCTTTGTATGTTTTTTGTTAGGAAATGACTTTGTTCCGAATATTGTTTCACTAAGTTTAAAAACACAAAATAAAAAGATTGAAAATGGATTAGATATTTTATTTGAAAAATATGGTGATGTTTTTAGAGAGATAAATATGAAAGGTGAGTTTAAATTTTTAGTTCAAGATGATTGTTCAATTCATTTTTCTTTCTTTAAAAAATTATGTTCAGAATTAAATAATCATGAAAGATCTTTTTTAAAACAAGTTGCTGATCATAAAAAGTTTTCTCAACATCCTTCAGGAGATTTATCTCCATGTGATGCTGAAATATTTAGATTAGATAATTTATCATTTAAAGTGAATGATCCAATTATGTTAGGAAAAGATGAACAAGATAAAGAACGATATTATAAACATTATTATGATATTGATCTAAAAAAAGAAGATGAAAAAAGTGAAATTACTCAAATGTGTAATGAATATTTATATGGTCTTTTTTGGATTAATAATTATTACCTAAAAGATTGTATTGATTGGACATGGTGTTTTCCACATCATTTTGGATTATTTATATCAGATATACATGATTACATAAATTCAATAGATGAAAAAACATTTAATGAAATAATGGTTAAACCAAAAGAAAACAATTATAATAAGGTTAAACCGTTTGAACAATTAATGATGGTTTTACCAAGACAACTTGCTTTTTTATTACCTGTTCAATTAAAACAAATACTAAAAACTGATCCGATTATTAAAAAACATAGTCCAATGGTATTTGAACAAGATATGTTATACAAAAGTAAATTATGGCAAGCAATACCTTTTATTCATATGATTAATTTAGAACATATTCAAAAATTAGTAGCTGGAGTTAAAATTAATGATACTGATTTAGTAAGAAATAAGACAAAGAAAGTTTATGAAAATGAAATGTAATGAATTTTTTTATTTTTTATATTATGGATAAAAAATTTAAAAATTTATCACCAGAATATAAAAAATATCTAATTCAAGTTGAAAAAATAATAAAACTATATGATCAGAAAACAGAGTTATCGTTTAAAGATATAAATGAATTATATAACCGTATAAATGATTTAAATATACAATCGTTAATAGTTGAAAAAGATATATATAATTTATTTTATAACTATGAAGGTAATAATGAAACGATTAATAGATTAAAAAATTTAGTAGAAAAAAGAAATAGAGAGATAATAAGAAGATTATTAGAATCAAGTATTTATAAAAATTATGTGATTAAATTACAATCATTATACAATAAAAGTGAAAGGGAAATTAAAGACGCTTTTTTTAAACTTATTAAAAAGTATTCTATGAGTTGGAAATGTTGTTGGTCATTTTTAGATATAGATGAACATGCGAATATAAAGAGGGTCGAACTTTTTGATGTGAATGATATTAAATTATTTAAAAATTAATATAAGTTGAATACATAAAAATAATAAAATAATTTAGATATATAGTAATGACTGAAAATACAAATTCAATAATAAAATCTACAAATACTGAGCATATATCAAATAGAATTTTATTTATTAAGAATTTATTAAAGGGTAAGCAATTAGAACCAATTATTATGATTGATTTTGAGCATTGCAATACAGAATATATTGAAAAAAGTAAGGAAGAATATGATATCCGAAATGTAATTTTTAAAAAAGTTTTAGATTTTAATAAAATTATTAGTGAAATAGGTGGTAAATTAGAATATATTAAATCAGGCACAACTGGACATACCTTTAAAGGTTGCTCAATGATTGATCCAAAAGATAAAACAAAAACTTTACATTATGCTGTAAAGATAGTTGCTTATCCTCGTAGAGAAAATTACGGTGATATAAATGATATTGAAAGACCGGAAAATGCCGAATTAAATATGATTCGAACATTAAGTTATTTTGTATGTAATCAACAAACACCACATATCGTATTACCAATTGCTACGTTTAATACAGAAATCAAACCATTTATAAATTTAATAAAGGATAATGCGAAGGGAAATAAGAAATTTGAGGAATTTATGAAAAAATACAAACATGGTGATTATTATGATAAAATTTCTGTTTTAATATCAGAATGGGCAAACGGTGGAGATTTATTAGATTATATTCGAGCAAATTACAAAACAATGTCATTAAAGGAATGGAGAGTAATTTTATTCCAACTAATTAGTTGTCTAGCTGTAATTCATAAGAAGTATCCATCATTTAGACATAATGATATGAAAGCAAATAATATTTTACTTCAGATATCAGAAAATAAATCAGATCATACTAAATATAGATATAAAGTAAATGGGGTTGAATACATGGTTCCAAATATAGGAATACAAGTAAAATTATGGGATTTTGATTTCGCATGTATTCCTGGAATAGTAGATAATGCGAAAGTAGATGCTGAATGGACTAAAAAAATAAATATTAAATCAAAAATGAATCGTTATTATGATATTCATTATTTTTTTAATACTTTAACAAAAAAAGGATTCTTTGATCATTTCTGGGAGGTTAATGAAATTCCTCAAAAAGTAAAAGATTTTGTAAGAAGAATTGTTCCAGAAAAGTATGTAGAAGGAGAATTTGTAAGTGAAAGAGGTAGAATATTAATAGAAAAAGAATATACTACTCCTGATGAAATCATTAAACTAGATCCATTTTTTGAAAAAATGAGAGTTACTAAATAAACTTGTTAAATTAATTATTAATTAATTTAATTATTTATAATCGTGGTATAAAATAGGCGATAATTGCTGAAGCAACTATAAATACATATAATAAAGGAATCGAATAATTATTGTCTTTATTAATTATTAAAATTTTTAATTCCATACGACTATTAAAGAAAACTTTTGGTTTTTGTATTAAAATTATTGCTATTATTATTGTATAAATTATTAAGGTCGATTTTATTTTATCATTAAATTCAAAAGGCATTGACTATATTCTTAGTTTATAAAATATTTATTCATTTAATAAATCTAAAATATTTCATTTTAATATAAAATTATGAAAGTTTAAAATGTTATATACCAAATTTAGGACAGAAATTATTTATTTAGCAATTTAAACATTATATGGCATATAATCATTAATTAAACTATCATCTACAAATAATGTTCTAAAAAATACATTCTTCATTTTATTTTTATCTATATTAATTTTATTAATAACAAACGAGGTATTAACATTAAATGAATGAGTATCTGATGTGTCACTTAATCCTTCTTTACGTATCTTAATTGTAAATTGAAATTTCATATCAACAGTCATCTGTTGATTTGTTTGATAACCAGAAATATTTAAAATTTTAGTAAAATTTACTTTATATAAATTTCTACTCATGATATTCAATCTTTCGACTAAATAATCAGTCATAAAATTAAAATATTTTGGATTATTAGCTACTGAATATGAATCTTGATTATTTGGATTATATTGAATTTCTCTATTATTATTAATCTCATTTCTTATTTGATCAAATGAAATATTAATTGCTTTTAAATATTTAATCTTCTTTTTATTTTTTTTAGTATAGTCCGGATTTGATGGCCATTGACTATAATTTATAGGATAAAAGCGTTTGGATTTTTCTATGTTTAGATCATTAAAATCATAATTATTTAATCTATATTGAGAATAGTAATTATATATGTCCATATTTTCAACGAGATTATCTCCATTATATATGAATAAAATATATATGATCAACAATAATATAAATATTTTTAAGTATAAATTCATTATAATATATATTATTATAATAAATTTTTTGAATTATTAATTAATAAACCTTCTTAATCTTCACTATTTTCAAACCGAGTATGTTCATCTAAAGTATATTCGTCATCTACTTCTTCATCAACTACATCTTGTTCTATATCTAACGCATCTTTTTCTTCTTGAGCATCTTCTGATAATTCTTTTACTTCTATTTTTTCTTCATCAGTTTGATTAAATTGAAGATCGGTTGTTTGATCAAATGATATTATTTCGGCATCAGATTCAATCATATATTTAAATCTTCTAAATTCTACATGATTTAATTGTTTATTAAATAAATTATAACAGTAATTAATTATATTTGCTATTAAGAAAACTAAATTTGATTTTGTATAATTATCATCATTCAAATCTATTAAATATGATAATTCAGATAGTGTATAGAACATAATAATATGATCATTATCATTTAATGATATCAAATGACTAGCATCAATATGTTTTTCTTTAAATTGATATCCTTTATTAATATCATGAATAATACTATTATTTAATATCTTCCAAGAAACTAATATCTTTTTATTATTTTCTTTGGTTGTATTTATATACTTAAATTTAGACTGAAAATTTAATACAATTTTAGCATCACCATTTAATAATAGTTCTCTTTTAATTGCTCCTTTTTCATCTAATTTAACATATGATACATATTTATTTTTTATTTTTTCTAAATCAGTTGCTCCTTTTTCAATTAATTGAATAATTTGTTTATTTTTAATTTGATATATAATTTTTTGAGAAAATTCCATAAATCTTTTTAGAGCAAAGATTCTATTTCTCATTATTTCATCTGATATTTCTTTTTTTGTGTTTTTTTCATTTGTAAAAATATCTTCTTTTTGATAATCTTTTGTATTAATATATTTATTATCAAATCCCATATACTTTAATTTATTCTCAATTGAATAATTTACTTTTATAAATCTACCTGTCCCAACCATATCTACATAATTTTTTCCTTTTTCTCTATATCCAATTAAATTATTTTCAATCACATTATAATAGGTCTCTATTTTATCTCTAGTGGCAATTAATACATCTTGCTTAAAATATTCATGGTTTGGTTTATATATAACATCTTTTAATATCTTTGTTTCAGCAGATTGACCTAAATAATTATGATCTATTATATAAGTATTTTCTTTTAAATATATATTTTCATTATTAATATTTATATTCTGACCTATAATGGATTCAAATTTATTAATAAATGTAGTAATTAATTTATCATAATTATTATCATAATATTTTTTATATCCACTTTTCATTTTATCAATAAATTTTTCATCATTTAATATATTCTTATCATTTTTAATCTTTCTAAAATCTTCTACTTTTTTAAACTTTGTTAATAATAAACTACGTCTATCTCTTAATATATAATTTAAATTATTATAATCTGTTTCTGTATATGTCGCTAATTCTTTCTCACTTAAATATGACAATCTTCTAGAACCATCTTTATTAAATTTACTAAATAATAATTTATATCTATCACTTTCTAATTGATCTTTAATTAAATCATATGTGATTGTAGTTTTAAAATGTTTTTTTTTATTTAATTTTAATGAATCAATTGGCATATATTTCTTTAAAGGTATATATGTTTCTTCAATTTTGCCTTCCAAATCGTATTTAGAATGTTGTGTTCCAACTCTAATTCTTATTTTATTATTATTTATATCTATTTTATCAGACATTTGTAATTCTATCTTATCTAATATATCTTTAGAATCATTATTATTAAATTGTGTATTTAATTTTATAAAGAATCGTGTAGATATTGTATCAAATAAATAATTATTTTTATTATTATTAAATGCCTCTGTTATTGTATTTAATAAATGTATTAGAGTATGAATTATTATTTCTAATCCTCTCTTTTGAAACATCTTATCATCTTTTGTTTGCTGCTCAAAATACCATATATTAAATTTAATCATCATGCCCGCAGTATAATAAATTAAATAACATAATATTTTATAATTTTTAATTGGCTCAACGTCATTCGAATTATTAATACGAATATACAGATTATTAAATAATGAAAATCCAAATCTATTAAATAATAAATAATTATAATTTTTATCAAAATTTAAAAATAAAACTTGATTATTACTAATATCTAATAACATTAATAGTATTATATATGATAAAATGTTATTATATTTAAATTTTTTATATTTATCAGTTTCTGAACTAGTCATTAAGAAAATTTCATTATCTAACTTAAATAAGAAATAATTTGTTAATTGCTTATTAATACCATAATTTTTAGTAGCTTGTTCTAATTTGTCTTTTCTTACTAATGGATCTTTTGAATTAATTAATTCATTTGTAGTCTCTATTAAGTCTATTGTTGTCTTTGTGATTTCTTGTCTTTTTATTCTTACAATTGGTGTATTCCCAATATAGGCACTAACATTCATTACATCGCCAATTTTATTAATTATTTTATCAATATTTTTTATTGATTTACTAAATTTTTCATATTTAGATAATTCTTCTAGAGGTTTTAATGAAGCAGATAAATTTAATGTAAATATTCCACCCTGATATTCCATACTCATAAATCTTTTAATATCCAATAATTGAGAACAACTATTACAAATATAATCACCTTCTACATTTATTTTTCTATATTTTCTTATAAATTCATATAATGCTTGATCGAATACTGATGGATCTTTATTTCGTAACATCATTATTTTATTAAAAGTAACCATGTGTTGGCATGTAGCATTTTGTAATAAATTATCTTCAAATGATATTTTTTCTTCCTCTAATATTTCAATAATTTTTTCGGTTTCTTTGAATTTTGGAATAATTGGAATTTTAATTAGCGCACTTGTAATTCCCGGTATTTTATCCTCACTTTTATCATATTCATTTTTTACTTTTGGTATCTTTTTATTATATATTAATTTTTGAATTTTTGAATAATATTCATCTCTTACATTTAATTTTATAAATTTTTCTTGTATTAATAATACTAATTTTTTTAATTCAAATATATTATTAGATGATTCCATAATTTCATTTACTAATATTTCATATGTTAGGATTGATATTTTATTATAAATATTTTCTAACATTATTTTTATATATGACTCAAAATTATTTTCACTCACATTCTGATACTTATCAGTAATTAATTTATCCTTTTCTAAATCAAATATCCAATATATTATATCTTCTTGAGGAATTAATTCTAAAAATATATTCCTTAATAAATCATCTGTAGCATTAAACCCATTTTCTTCTATTTTTCTTATATTTTTTAAATTTTTTAAGGACATACATCTTATTTTTTGATTATTATTAAAAATTGACACTGGAAGTGCTACGCCAACAATATTCGAAATCATTCCTTTAGATAATGATCTTAATTCAATTGGTCTATTAATTGAACCAATAATATTACTATTATTTAAAAATTCAATATTTGAATATCTTATGGCGTCAATATAATGATTAGTTTTTAATTGAAATCCAATCTTTTCAAAATCTTTATAATTTATATATGGATATTGTCTCATTTGTTTTAAATCACTAAAAAATTCACTATTTTCTATATTTACACGACCCATATTCATGAATTTATTAATAATCGCAATTTCTTCAGTATCATTATATAATACAACTTTACGATTTAACATTGGATTATACAATATTTTTTCGATTTCTGCTTTATCTTGATTAGGTGTATAATAATCAGTTACTTTATTAATACGGGTAATAATATATTTTAATTTGGTGTCATTACGTTTATTACTTCTTTCATGAATATTAATTTTAGTATCTTGTAATGAATCTATTTTTTCATATTTTTCTGAATCTTTATGGTATCTCAAAAATTCGTCAGTTATGGGTATTAATAATTGTTTCTCAAATAATTCATTAATTTTTTTATCGGGCCCAGTATAAAGTAAATCTATATTATCAAATTCTAATAATAAATTATATAATGATTGTGTCAATCCACTATTTATTTCATCTATATTTAATAAACTTTCAATTGTAGAATAATCTATTATCTCAAATTTTGAATCAACTATTGTAATATACTTAAATTCCGCATTTTTTATATTCTCCTCTTCAAAAATTTGAATTATTCCATTTTTATCATCATTTACATAAATATTTCTAAATATTATCATTAAAATTGCATTATGTTCTCTATCTTTATTTCCTTTTTGAAAGCTAGCATCTATTTGTTCTTGACCAATTTCATCAATAAATTTTATTACATTTTGTAAATCATCATTAACTTCTTTTATATTATTATCAAGTATAATAAATAAATTATTATATAATTTATATGAATCAATAATAATTGAATTTAATGTAGATGTTAATTGTATAAATTTATTTGTTGTTGAGATATTTAATACATTTTGAACAAATACATTTGCTGGATTATCTAGATTTGCTTCATAATTTAATTTAATACCAAAATATAATATACAATATATTATTATATACTTTTCAATAACATCATGTATTTTATCAATTTGCTCTTTATTTTGTAATATATCTTTTAATTTCTTTTTTGATTCATTTTTGCTCACATATTTTTGTATTATATCTAAATAAGTATCTTCATATCCGAATGATTTTATTTTTGATAATTTTTCATTTTTCATATCAGAGTATATTTCATTTATACTCTCATAAATCAAAATATCTATTTTATTTATATAACTCATATTGTAATTATAATATAATATATATTTTTTTAATCATAAAAACTTAATTAATTATATCATCTATTATATTCATCATATTAATATATATAAAAGGTTCTATTATTAACCATATTGAAAATAAAAAAATTGATATTAATATTGTCTATTTAAAAAGATATATATATATATTATTACTTATGACACTTCAATTTTCTAATAAAATGACATCTCTTTCAGCATATATGACAACTGACTTTGAGACAATTAAGAAAACTATTTATGACCATAACATTAAAAATTCCAATAAGATATCATTTAAACTAAAAGATAACATGATGCTTATTTATAATGACTTTGTAAAGACTCCATCAAAAGATGAATTATTTAATTATTCTAGATCTATTATTTTAACAAATGTAAATGATTTATATAATATTGTTTCATATACTCATCCAGTAATTGATTATAACAATCAAGCTAAATTAGTAGAAATGGTAGATAAGCAAATGACAGAATGTTATGAAGGCACACTAATTTCAGTATATTTTTGCAATGGTAAATGGAATTATTCTACCAGAAAATGTTTAGATGCGAATGACTCACATTGGATTTATAATGGTAAAACATGTTCTAAATCACATTATGACATGTTTGTTGAATCCTTAGGTGTGTCTAAAGATGATTTTGAAAAAGAATTAGATCAAACAAAGTCATATTATTTTGTGCTAGTTCATCATGAAAATAAAATTTTTGTAGATTATACAAGTCGTTTTGGGAGTGAATATAAGAAATTATTCTTATTATTTGCTAGAGATGCTACTATGAAGGTATGTGATGAATCAAATGAATTTTTTAAACCAATGATTTCTCGGGAAGTATATAGTTTAGAAGATGTTAAACAAAAGATACAAACTGATGAAAATGTATTAGGATATCTAATGAATGATTCTACAACTGATCAAATGTATGTATATCATACAAAGTTTTACAGTAATTTAGAAAGAGCTGCCCCTTATGCTGCTGCTCATGAAAGTATGTTAATTGAATTATATAAACGTGATAACTTGAATGAGCATATTTTAGCATTTCCAGAGAATGTTAAATATAAGGAAACTGGATTTGACACAAAGGGTGTAATGTTTGGTGTTGTTACATATTTATCATTTAGTTTAATAAACTTATATTATTACTTTACAATGTTTGATGGTCAAAAATTAACTCATAAAAATGCTGAAGATTTTAAGACCCTATTTGAAGATAAAAATCAAACATTACAAAGTATGTTATATAAGATGAAAGGACTTGTATTAACAAGTAAAAGAAAGTTGGAAATTGATGATGTAAAGAAAATGATAAAATATTATATTAACACTAATGATTTAGTTAGATCATTAAAAGAGTTTGAAGAAATCAAAAAAACAAATATAGTTATTTTTACAAAAATGAATCCAAAATATAAGTTAAACGCAATTGTAGATGGATTTATTCAAAATCTTTAATTGCTTCAGACATTTTATTTTTAACAAAATCTTTGTATTCGATTGGAGTCATATTAAGTGGTTCGCATTCACTTAATAAATAAATATCAAAATATGATATAGGTGACATTAATCTTCTAAATATCCAATTATTGATAGATTCGGGGTGTGTAGGATAATTTTGCCAAATTACGGATTTATCATAAAATTTAAAAACTACTGGTTGAATTGATAAAAGAGGAACAAAGGCTCCAGTTCTAAAAACATTTAATTTATTATTAGATATAATTCTTTTTTTATAATCAATTATATCTTCGGGTGCTATGGCTAATTTACGATTTTGATGTAAATTACAATAATCGACAATTTGTTTTGAACTACCTTGATTTGAAAGAGTTGAAACAGCAATTCCTCCATATTTTTTAATAAAATTTTTTACAAAAATATTATTTTTAAATCTATCTCTAAATACATAACTTACAGGACGATCATAAATATAATTTAACATATAACAATCAGCAAATGTTCTGTGTTGAAAAGTTATAATTCTTGTATTAATTTTGTAAGGATGAGACTTTCTTTGATCAATAATTTTATTAGGACATAATCCTAATGTTAATAGAATTCCTAAATTCATTTGAGAAAAGATATACATTAAATATGAATTATTTTCAATATTAGACGGAAAAAAAAGTGACATTATATGAATTAATAAAAAAGCAGAAATACGTATGGGAAACAATAAAGGTAAAATTATATAAGATAACATATTATAAATATAAGATTGTATTTATATATTATTATTAAATATAAATGAATTATTATGAAAAAAATGATATGGGAATTGATGATGATGAAATACGTATTTTAAATTATTATCATGATAAGGGATATATTATCAAAGCAACTTTTAGAGGAAAAGAAGCGTGGAAATATATTTTGCAAATTAGATATTCGCCGGGTGTAGGCCGCTATCGAATGCAACGACTATGGAAAAAATATGATAAATTAAATGGATATCTTATTATTTACACTATTAATGAAAATAATATTCAAACTAATATTGGAATGGATTATTATTTTAATAAAACTGATTTATTAAATCCAACTCAAGGAGAAAGTGATTATAATATGTTTAATAAAGTATTATTTGAAGCATTAGAATATCCAAATGTTCCAAAAATAATAAAAAAAATATTTAATAATATTATTTAAGTAGGAAGACTGACAAAACCGATACCGTTTTTAATTCCCACTGCTATATGACATGATTACATTATAAAAGTAAAAAAATTGATATTCTTATTATTTGACTATAAATACATATAATAGTATAACGTAGAAATGGCATCTCTCGCAAAAATGAACCCCGCTCTTAATGGATATAAGGCAGATGGAGGCTTCGTAGTAGCCCAGCCATCTGAAGCAGAATTGGATGCTGAATTGGAAGCAATGTCCGACGAATCTTCTGAATTTGACGACAATGAATCTGAGACATCTGAGGATGAATCAGTACTTCAAGCACTCGAACAAGAGCTTGAAGTAGAAGAAGCTCGTGAAGAGCTAGAACAAGAACTTGAGAAGGAACTTGTTCAAGCGACTGAAGAAGCAGAAGCAGAGGAAGAAGATGCTGATGACGAAGAGGAGGAAGAGGAGATGGAAGACGATGAAATGGGCTCTGAAGGAGAGGTAGAGGAAGAAGAGTGAATTCATTCAAAATAATACAATATAAAAAGTAATTAATAATAATAAATATATATGAGTTATGTATATTTAATACAAAAAAAATCAGATTTAAATCAAAACATATTTAAATGTGGTATGCTAAAAACAAAACATAATATAAACAAAGAAAACAAGATTAATTTATTAATAGAAGACAAATATAATTGTATTAATTTTGTTGAATTAATATCATTACTAGAGAGTAATTTTATGAAACATAATAAAAAAAATTATTTTCAAGGAAATGAGCAAGATTTAGTTTATTTTATAAGTAATTATTACAGATCAAATTTTTACAATAAATTTAACAATCAAATTAATGAAAAAAAGAAGGAGATAGTAGATAAGATATGTTTATCAGATTTTCTAAAAGATACTGAAAAATATGAACAATTAATTAAATTTTCAAATAAAAAGATAGAAATTCGAAATATATTATTTGATTCAAGTTTAACATATGGTAATAAAAGAGATGAAATTAATAAAATTATTTTTAATACCAATATTAATTCATTTGGGAATGAAAATTTAGATTATATTACTAATGAAATAATTATATCATTAATAAAGGATGATAATTTAATTAATATATTAGATAATTTTTTAAATCTTGTTCATTTTAATAATGAATATCCTGAAAATAAAAATATTATCTTTGATAAATTTTCTATCAATATTATTGAAAATAATTTATTAATAAATAAAAACAATAATAAAGAAATGTTTAATAAAATATTTGATAATACTATTTTTAAATTATATGTTTTAATTTATAAGGCAGTATTATTAAATATGGACAATGATGAATTATATCATAAAGGACTGCTAGTTCTAAAAAAAATTAATTTAATTAAACAAAATTAAAAATTTTAAATAAAATTTTTAATTTAATAAATTTTTAATTCAAATTAGAAGCAATTATAGTTTCTTAATTTCTTTATCAATATGATAAAATATTTCTCTAATTTGATTAAATGTTTTCTTTAATATATCAGTAATATCTTTCCCATCGGTTCTATATCTAATTAGGATTTCATTCATGTATAAGAAAGGAATTTGATAACCAGAAAACTCCATATTTTTACCTTCTTGTAAATAATAAGATATTAAACTTCCTAATGTAGCATTTTCATCTTGTATTTTTAATAAACCTTTATTTAATACTTCTTTATCATCCTCTTTTTCTAAATTAAATAAAATTAATTTTTCTAATTTATGAGTTTTATTAACTAATATATGACATGCTCTTGTTAATAATTCAAATTCATCTAATTGTCTTGATGTATTAATAACTAATTCAAATTGCTTTTTAGCTTTCTCATCATCATCATAATAATGATACGCCATACTTCCATTATAAATACCGTCATTTTTACCAATATTTAAGCTTGCGATACATGTTACTTTTAATTCTTGACCTTTTTTAAGTTTAATTAAGAGAAGTGGTTTTTTATAAGGAGAATCTATTTGTGCTCCTTTATAATAAAAGAGTGCTTCATTAGTTGTTACGTGTAAGATTGTATCTTTATTATTTTTTACATTAATAAACATTGTTAGATTATTTGTTTTATCAACCAATCTAGTTTTACGACTTTCTAATTCATCAAATGAATTTATTGTTGATTCATCATTATCTATATTGAAAATTGGTATATTTCTAAATCTATCTTTTAACATATCATTGTTAAAAACACTTGTATTTATATCAAACTTCATATCATCTTGGTGAAAAGCATAAATAGGAACTGATGTCATTACTAATCGGCGAAGAGTATTAACAATCGCATAATTAATATCTTTTCCTGATATGAATAAACTTAATTCATTATTATTTAAATTATTAATAGATTCTTCGAGTTTATTAATCTTTAATTTGATATCCATTATATATATAATTTTATAATTATTTACTTAAATATAATTTTAAATCAATTTTTTTATCATAATATTATATATATGTCTTTTTACGAAAAGTATTTAAAATATAAGGAAAAGTATCTTCAATTAAAAGCTCAAATTGGTGGAGCAGAATGTTGTTACAATTTAACGGGAAAAAATGTATATTTTTTTTCAGATGAAGAAAGTGGAGCTCCATTTAGATTTGATGGTGCGCAACCAAATAGTAAAGGAGTTGATTCTCAATTAAATCGTGATTTTGTATTTGAAGACGGACTAATTGCTGATTTTAAAAATGATCATGTAGCGCTTGCTTTCTTAGGTGATTTGTTAGATAATGGTGAATATTCAATTCGCGCACTTGAAAAATATATTGAATTAAAAAATAGATATCCAACACGTGTAATATTAATTGGAGGTAATAGAGATTTTAATAAAATTAGAATGGGAATCGAATTATTTTTTGAAGATAGTTCAAAAAGAGGATTAGATAAATTACCATGGAATGGCACAACTAATATTACAACATTAATTGCTCGTTTAAATAGTCCAGCATATAGTAATATGACATTTAGAGAAAATAAAATTCCAGATTACTTACAAAAAGCAACTTTATGGAATACTATTACTGATATAGATGCTACTGGAACAAGTGTTTTAGAAAGAGATTATAATAATGTTGCTACACCTTTTCATAGTCGTTTAGATGCTATGTTTAGAAAAACAAAAGGTGTTGGAGGTTATAAATTTATAGTAGATGAATTAAATAAATTATTTCCTGGAAGTGGATTGGTTGTTGCGAATGAAACAACTGCTAAGATTGTTTGCTTATTTCAAATGGTAATGGCTTTTAATTGGGATCCCGAAGAATTACCTGAATATTTACGTAGATTTAATGGATTATATATTAATTATTTAGAACAATCACATGTAATTTCTGTATTTAATATAAATGATAAAGTTGGTGTATTATCTCATTCAGGAATTCCACAAAAAACAACAAAACCCAATTATACAGATGAAAAAAAATTAACATATCCTTTTGGATATAATTGGAATAATCCATCTATGAATTTTAAGGCAGGCACATTAAGAGATGTAATTAGAGGAATCGAAAAAGAAAAAGTTAGTTTAATAAGTGAAGTAAATAATAAGAAAACAAATAAATATGAAGTTGGAGCCCATAAAGGAATATATGCTTCTACTCATAATTTAATTGATAAATTTATTCATTTAACAGCAGCAACTACATTTAAGGATAATAAATACGGTGCTAGATCTGAAAATTCTCCAGTTGTATGGGGATTACCAATAAGTACTAATCAACGTACTGATATTAATCTTTTAGTTGGAGGAAATGTTTTCAATAGTTGGACAAATGAAGATTCAAAAAAATATAATAAAATGTATGTTGATAACCAAGGAGGACAAAATATTTCTTATAATATATTTGGACATACTCCACAATATTTTAATCCAACCGCATGGAGAGATACACATACATTACATGTAAATTTAGATGTATCAAAAATTGAAGCAAATACAACAAATAATAATAGTTCAAATAATTATAGTTTTGCCTTTTTCTATATTAATAGAACCGATGGAGCAGAATCTCTCTTAGGTAGAATTAAGTTTCCAGTAATTCCTGATCCAGCTGATGGTAATTTAGCATCATTAGTCTTGCCATATCCTAAAGAAACACTTAAAAATAATAAAAAAGTAGGTGATCCTGAGTATATAGATCCTGCTCTAGTAAAGGCTAAAATATATAATGGTTGTGCTTATATTGATGAAGGAGCAATAAGATTTATAAAAGAAAATCCTATACATTATTACAATGTAGTATTACCTCCTGGTAGAATTGATATTTCATTAAATCATAATGTAATTGATGCTCCAATTAAATGTATTAATTATCCACCAGCTGATTTTACAAAATATTTATCATCGGTTTAAAATGTAACGTCAAAAATCAAATTTGATCCAGGCGGTAGAAAGATTAAATAATTATATTAATTTTTTTTCGAGGTATTTCATTTTCTTCTAGGATATAATTTTCTGCTAATTTTAAATTATCTAAAAACTGATATGTTTTTTTAATAGTTACTAACATTTCTTTACTATTTTGAACAAATTGATTTGTATTAAATTCTTCTAATTTATTTATTACTGCTCTACGAAATTTTGGATTAATTGCTAAAAAATCATTTCGTGTTTGTATATATTCAAACAATTCGATAGCATAACTTATTTTGTGATTTACTTTTGGAATATCATTTATTTTTATTAAATAGTCTTTTATTGTTTCTACTTCTTCCGTAAAAATAATCATAACTTATAATATAATTATTATTTTAATAATAATTATATTAATCAATTTTTTTAATTAAAATTTCATAATTGATGATAACATTCTAGTGCCAATTATTTTACTACCTCCTCTATACACAGTTCTTTTAGAATATATTTTTTCAAAATCTGAATCTTCATTTATGATATCTCTTTTTGGCACTGATTCAGAGTCTGATTCATTTTTTTCTTTATCGATTTTTTCTTTTTCAAGTTCTTTTTCTGAATCAACATCTGAATTAGAATCAGAATTTTCGGTTTTTTCTATTTTTGACTTTTCTTTTAAATTAAGTTTTGCTTTTTCTTTTTGAACCTCTTCATACCTCTCTTGATATACTTTTTTTTCAATCATATCAATTATTAAATTAAAAATATCTAAATATATATCATCGCGATATTCAATATCTTTAATATTTTTAAATTTATTAACAATATTTTTCTTTACATTTTCTTGATAAATATTAAATTTTGAATCATCGTCGATTAAAGTTCGATTACCTGCTAAACTAATATGATAATTCGCTTTAAACTTAAGTTGATCTGATGGAAAAGTTAGTCCATAAATTACTAGGCCTGTAGAAGATTTAGATACTTGATTATTAAGTAATTCAAAATCTGGATAATCAAATTTAATTAATTCAAAATTAAAATTTTCGGCTAACAATTTTGCATATTCTTCTAAATGTAATTTTTCAAATCCACTTAATAATATTATACATTTTTTATATTTTTCTATAAATTTTTCTATAACGTTCATTATAATATAATAATATATAAATATTATTATGGAAAGAAAAAATTTACTTTTTATTAAAAAGAATTGCGGTATATCAAATAAATTATCAATGATGGTAGATGATAGTTATAAAACTTATGTAGTTACTGATATTAAATTACCAGCTGAATTAACACAATACGAAGTTCCGTTTTTAATTGTTAAAAATATAATTAGACCAATTGAATGTGAGAGTGCTGTTGCTTATTTAGAAAATTTAAAATATTATAATCAACAAACTAATAATATAACTAATAAAATCGTTCAAATGAAACCAATTGTAAATGAATTAGATCAGAAAGGAACTAGTAATGAATTTAAAAAAATTACAGATGATTATACTTTTATTGAGGATGGAAAAAATATAGAAACAATTCATAGATTAATTGAAAATTGTGATGATTCTAACAAGATCGATATTATGACAGATTATAATAATGATACTAAATTAAAAGAAACTGAAACTTCTTCTGAATTAAAAGATATGGTTCTTAATAGAAATAGACAATTAAGTATGTTTCTAAGAGGAAAAAGATAGGAAAATTATAAAATAATTTGATTGACAGCATTTATTAAAGCATTATTAGATACTTTAATATATGAATCATGATTACTATAATTAATAATTTTATAATTAATATGTGGTAATGCTTTATATAATTGATAAGAAGAATCTACTGGACAAATCATATCATACCTAGCTTGGATAACATGAATTGGAATATTTATTAACTTATAAGAATTTTCAATAATAAAATTATCTGAAGAAAGAAAGCATTTATTTTTCATATAATGATTTTCAATTCTTGAACTTGAAAAAACTTTACTTGAATCTTTTTTTAATTGGGTATCTTTAGGTTCATTTAAAAATTTAGAGCAATTTGTTTCAAAATTTTTCCATAATAATGAATATTTATTTCTTATTTCTAGATCATCTGAATTTATTCTTTTATAATAAGCTTCTACCAAGTCATTTCTTTCTTTTAATGGAATATCTACTATAAATTTATCCCATTCATCTGGGTATATATTTGAAACTTTATTTTTTTGATATAACCAATCTATATCTACTTGTCTTCCTAAAAATATTCCATTTATAACCATCCCTAAAACAGATGAAGGATTACTAATAGAGTATAATAAAGATAATGTTGATCCCCATGAACAACCAAATAAGAACCATTTTTTTATATTCAAATGATTTCTTAATTTTTCAATATCTTTTATTAGATCAAGTGTTGTATTATTTTTTATTGATGCTGATGGAATTGAACGACCTGCTCCTCTTTGTTCATATCCAATTAAATATATTTTTGTTAAATCAAAACGAGAACAATATTTATTACTGATTTCGTCACCAGGGTCACCATGAATAAATAAAAAAGGTATTCCGTTTTTATTACCATATTCTTCATAATATAATTGATGAGAATCACCAACATCTAAAAAATTAGTATTAAATGGAGATACAATCGGATGAGATAAATCTTCTTTTGGTTCTATTTCTAGAATTTTTTTTAAACCAGCTTCTTGTTTAAAATATTTGTTATATTTTATATTTCCAATTAGATTTTTAATAGATCTTTTATAATTATCTATTGTTGGTTTTTCAAAACTTGTATGCCCACCAATTGGATTAATATTTAAAACAATATGAGGCAATGCTTTTTTTAGATGATATGCTGAATCTATTGGACAAACCATATCATATCTTGAATGAGTAATGATTATTGGTATATCTATTAATTTTTGAGAATTTTCAATAATAAAATTATCTGATACCATAAACTTGCGATTATTATTAAAAAAATGACATTCAATTGTTGCTAAAGGTATAATTCTTTCTAAATTTTTTAATTCATTTTTATACAAATTATTATCAGCAAATGTAGTAATTTTTAATTCTAATTGACACCAATGCCAACAAGCATCATTTCTAATATTTTCATCAGAAGATGTTAATCTTTTGTAATAAGCAGCTACCATATCATTTCGTTCATCTAATGGAATATATTTTTCAAATATTTCCCATTCTTTCGGATATATATTTGATATTCCTCCGTATTTATATAACCAGTCTAATTCAGATTGTCTTAATAAACATATTCCTCCAATAATCATACCTAATACCTTTTCTGAATGTTTAATTGCGTATAATAAAGATAAAGTTGATCCCCAAGAATTACCAATAAGAATCCATTTATCTATTTTTAGATGTTCTCTTAATTTTTCTAAATCATCAATTAAATGTGTGGTTGTATTATTTTCTAAACACCCAAATGGTATTGAACGCCCACATCCTCTTTGATCATATCCAATTATTCTCATTTTTGAATGATCAAATAATTTTATATAATTTTTATTTAATCCTCCACCTGGTCCTCCATGTATCCATATAATTGGAATACCATTTGGATTACCATATTCTTCATAATAAAGAGTATGTATATCATCAACTTTTAAGAAATTTGTTTTTATAAGTTTATTTAATTGTAAATAATTACCGCCATATTTTAATATAATATATTTTTTTTTATATTTTATATATTTATTATAATAATTACTTTCCATAATAATATATTAGTTTATATAATATAAAAAAATAATTATATAATAATATAATAAATTAATGGAAAATTTTGATACAAATGAAATAGATACATTACCAAAAGATGATTTAGTAGTATTATTCAATGAGTTTTTATACGATTTATTAAAACAATTAAACTTATCAATAAAAGATGAAGATTTATCATATTGTTATAGTGTATTTAATGATATTACAAAAATGAATCAAACATTAGTAATAGATCAATTTAACATTAATGTATTAGAGTATTATGATAAAATTAAAGAAAAAGATATAGATTTTTTCTTAAAAGAAAAAGAATCGGTAAAAAAGTATAGTGATACAGAATCGGTTATTAAAAGAATTTTTAAATTTAAGTCATTATTTGCGCAATTAAATAAAAAAGATCAAGATATGCTATTTTATTATTTAAATATACTTTGTTATATTGGAGCAAAATATTTTACCCTAACAAATAGTTAAGAAAAGAGTTAAGAAAAGAGTTAATTATATATTTAAGTTAAATATATAATTAAGTTAATTTAGAAGTAAATAAATAAAAGAATATATATATGAGTGAGGTAAAAACAACAAGTGAAATCTTAATCAATGCGCAAACAATTGAAATCTATAAAAATTTAATTTTTTATTACAATACATGTATTTCATCTAAATGTTCAATTGATAGTAGTAAAATAGAAGATAAAATTAGAAGATTTTATAAATTTGTCAAAAACGATAAAAAGAATAATGGTTATTTATTAAAGAGAAATAAATTATTATTCTATAAAAATAAGGATACTGAAATCTTGCCAAAAATTAATTTATATGCGGTTCTTAAAGCTGAAGAAAGAGACGCAGTTGTTGAAAAAATTTGGGATAATATTACATTATTATATCTATCTATTGAAGAAACATTAGAAAATAAGGATACTGAATTATTTGGTGGATTAACTAAAGCAATGGAAGGTGGTAGTTTAGGAAAAGTTTTTGAGAATTTACAGGATCAAATGAAAGACATGGATGTTAGTGCGATGTTTGAAAAATTAAAGGGACAATCAACTCCGGAAAGTAAGGCAAAAGCAAATAATTTATTAACTGAGATGTTAAATAAGCTTACAAATAATATGGGAGATATAAGTAAATCAAATGATCCAACAAAATCATTAATGAGTAATTTGGAGGGAATTGCTAAAGATTACTCAAAGATGTTTGAATCAGGTGAAATGGATTTTGGATCTTTTATAAGTGCTATCCCTGATATTTTACAAAATCCAGAAGAATTAACAAAAAATATTGATACGTCTAAATTAGAAGGATTAGATTTACCAGATATTTCAAAAATGATAGATCCATCTAAATTAAATTTAAATATGGATGAAGGATTAAGCGGAATTCTTCAACAAGGATTAGGTGGAAAATTAGGTGAGTCATTAAATACAATGATGGGTGGAAAATTAGATGAAATGATGGCATCAGTTATTGAAAGTCAAGGAGCATCTATGTTAGAAAAGATGGCAAAAGAAGCGGATGAAAAGCAAAATCAAAAGCCATTAACAGAGGATCAAATAAAAGAATTAGAGGATTATTTAAAGAATCAAAAGTTGGATATGGATTAAAAATTTAAATTTATTTTTATTAATTATTATATGAAAGAGATATTTGATATAATAAAATTTATTAATACATACTATAATAATTTTATATTTAATAGTATTGATGATATTGATATAAAACTTGATAAATCAATCATGTTTTTAACTTATATATTCATAATATTTATAATACTTAGATCTACGTATAGTGTAATACCTGTTGGATTAATTGTTATTTTATTAATTATAAAAATTAATTATAAGAGAGATGTATTTATTCAAAAAGAAAAATGTAGAAGACCCACTAAAGATAATCCATTTATGAATATTTTATTTGAAGCAGAAGAAAATGAAGCATGTGATGTTGATGAAAAAGAAATATTAGATAAATACAATCATAATTTAAATAGAAATATGAAAGATTTATTTGATAAAAGAACTGGTCAGTTATATTATAAAACAAATAATATTACTAGCATACCAAATAAATATAAAGATTTTCTTAATTTTATAGGATCAACAAATGATCAAAAAGATAATAATTGTAAATATGACGGAGTGAATTGTTTGAAATATAACGATTTGAGGATTCGCTAAAAGCGAATCCATAAATCGTTAATTGAAGCAGAGCGAAATCAATGAT